AACTGTAAAAAGATACGCGCCTGGATATTTTTTCTTATCTTTTCCAAAAAACTTTCCAGATTGTCCGTCTAGGATATCAAAAGAAGTAACGCTAGGATAGTAACTGAAGCAATTCCATAGCTCCAGCTCATCAAGTCGCATCCTAGGAACTTCCTTTGCGTCATAACCTCTTTGAATAAAAGCGGATATCGGTAGCCGATAGAATACAGCACCGTTTTCCATAATTGCATGAAAGAGTACGGGACGCCCTGTAATTGATGCCAGGCCAAAGATAATGCAGTCTTCCACTTCTCCATGGTGCTCTTTAAGGTCATAGAGATATTCTCTCCTGATCTGTGAATAGAGCACAGGAATGTTTGCATTTAAATATGCCATGCATAAATTAGTTTAGTAAGGCGATTATTGCGATAACAAAGATAACAATAATAACAGATTTCTGTTTATTAGCGTTAGCCCATGTTAGTACTTTTTTTATATGATCCATAGTTTTCTCCTATTTTTCTTTTATTGTACCCCAATTGGGTCCAGATTCATAGTCTACTTTATTAGGAACTTCAAGAGAAACAGCGTCTTCCATAACACTTTTTATTAATTCTGCTTGCTGTTTATCCGTGACTGATATGTCTAATTCATCATGTACTTGTATATGAGGAATAATTCCTTCTTTATATAATTCAATCATTGCTTTCTTTGTCATGTCAGCTGCGCTTCCTTGAATTAATTTATTTAAAGCTTTGTAAGTGTAAGCTCTCTTGATCCCTGGTCCGTGTTCCGCGAGTGCTGCTTCATGAGGCAGTGCTTTATGGATCCCGAATTGATTTGGTTCCCATAATGGAAAACGACAAAGTCTTCCAAGTAGTGTTCTTATTCTTCCAGAGTCTTGGGCTCTACGCATTACATTATCCATTAGTTGTTTTACGAATGGAACTTTAGAATGATATTGTCTAAATAGTTCTTCAGCTTTTTCTTTAGATACACCTAACTCTGCTTGTAATTTATTTTTACCCATACCATAGAACAGACCAAGGTTTATAGTCTTGGCCTGTGATCTAGGTATCTCTGCCATATCAGCGACAATGTCATGAAAATCCGCATCGCCTTCACGATACGCTTCCAATACTTCGTCCACTCCATAGAGATTCTGTAAAGTTGCATAATGCACCACCAACCTAGGCTCTTGCTGAGAATAGTCAAAACAACCCCATGTATGGCCCTCCTCGGGTATAAATAATGACCTGATCCGTGGGCCGAGGTCTTTGTTTCGTGCTGGTATCTGCTGTAAATTTGGATTGCTGTAAGAAAATCTTCCGGTTACCGTTCCTCCAGTATCTCCTCGTAATTGGTTAATTTCTGCATGTATTCTTCCTTTGTGGGAATGTTTTAATATGGTATCAATGAAAGTGGTATGGGCTTTATTTATCTCACGAGCCCGGGCAATGTGTTTCACTAGTGGGTGGGGGTGATTCGCTAAAAAATTTTTAGTAAAGGAAGGTGCAGATGTTTTCTCGGTTCTATCGTAGTCTAATTTTAGTTTATCAAAAACTTGTGCAATCGATCTTGCTGCCCATATTTGGGTATCTATTCCTGTCTCTTTTTTTACTTGTTGTAATGCTTGTTTTTCTTGTGCAACTAATGTGGTTTTCAATTTGTGCGCTGCTTCCACATCAACACAAACCCCTTTAAATTTCATATCAATTAAACAAGGAAACAATTCTGTTTCCATATCCATGATTGAATTTATATCTTGATGATCTATTTCTTTTTTAAGTTCTTGCCAAAGTGCTAATGTAATTTCTGCATCTTTTTCTGCGTAAGCACCAACATAAATCGCAGGTAGTTTATACATTTCTGCCTTGGGGTCAACCCCCCAACTTTTTGCTGCTTCATATAATTCTGTTTCATTTTTTCCTTTTCCAGTGTATCGTTTGGCACAATTGTTTAAGTCATAGCGCATTTGATTTTCATCAACTAGGGCCGATGCAATCATCGTGTCCACAATTTTTCCGCTGATACTTAGACCTAACGCGCGTATCCAACATACGTCATACATGGCGTTGTGAAATATTTTTGTGGCTGGCGTATTTAATACAGCTTGAAACCATTTTAAAACTTTCTTACGATCCATATTACCACCGCCTTCGTGGGCAATTGGATAATAGCCGCACCAATTTTTAACAGCTACAGCTATTCCTACAATTTCTCCTACTCCTACAACAGAACCAGAGCCCCTCCTTATATTTAAATTAGGGTCCTTAGTTTCTAGGTCTATTGAAATTTCATCATATTTAGATAGATCTGGAAATTCTGCTGGTGGTAGCCATTCTGTTTGTGGTTTAAAAAGTGGTCGTTGTATCATTTATTTTTCTTCCTTTCGTTGGATTTACGTTCTTCTGTTTGTCTTCTTGATTCTTTATAAGATTCTTCTAATTCTTTTTTCTCTTTCTCAGCTTCTTCTAAAAAATCTTTGGGATAGTCGCGTTCAATAATCATATCGATGAAATGTTTTGCTTTTTCTAAATCTTGTTTTTTTCCTTTCAATCTGTGTCTCAAGATATATTTTATAACGCATCCTTCAGGATATAGCAACTCATTCTCAATTACGAATTTACTTGGTTGAATTTTAAATTTCTGATAATGTGATCCGCCAATTTGTTTGTCGTATGGTTTCATTATTTACCTCCTACCTTGTTCCAAAAATTATTGTGTTTCATTCCTTTGTACTCTCCACGAGAAAAATCTGGCTGGTACAAAAATAAATTATATTTAGTTCTGGTGGTTCCTACGTAAAAAACTCGTATCTCATCATCTCTATCCTTTCCTCCTTTACAATAAGTATCGTAAGGCAAACGAGGCCAATCACAATTAAGAACCGTGTTGGCAGATTCTAGTCCTTTGGCTCCGTGAATCGTGGATAAAAGAATATGTTTGGATTTTTTGTAATTACCGTTGTCCATAATATTTTTTAAATATTGAATATAATCCACATAATGTTCTCCGTTTCGTGGTTTTAAATTTAATATTTCATACCAAGGGGCGTCGATATTAGCGTCAAAATAAAAGTTAGATTTTAAATCATTATAATTGTATTGTTTATCTTTTAAAATAATAGAGTCTTTTTGAACAAGAGATGTTTTTTTTCTATCTCGAATTAATGTTGGAGGAATAATTTTGTAAAATTCTCTTATTTTTTCGCCTAAAATTCTATTTCCTTTTTGAAGCAGTGTCCAGGTTTCAATACCTTGGATCTGATCTATAGGTACGTTGGGAGTGGTACCTCTTTCCACACCCGTACTTCCTCCATTTGAATCATCTATTTTTTCCCATGTTAGATTATTTTTAGCTAGAATTTGGGACCAACAATAATTTTCCTGAGAATATCTCATATCCATTTCCCCTTTGTTTCTCGATAAAAATAACCAATGAATAGAAATATCGGGATCAGTTATGTTCATATTTAAATAATTTTTTTCAAAACTTTCTTTATTTCTAAACTCATGTATTAGACCACAGTGTGGCATGTTGTATTTATTTTCATTGGTGGGAGTGTATTGTTTTTCCTTTCTTCGTTCTTTAGGAATAAGATGAATAATTTTTTGGGCCAGGTCCCATATTTTTTTATTTAATCTAGGCGATTCATCCAAAACTGTCGTTTTATCAACAGGCAGCTGTAAAAATGTTTCTACCTCCCCTCCTTTAAACCGATAAATCGCCTGATCATCGTCGCCTGCAATATATACATTTTTAGAGACAGCGATGAGTTTATTAATAATCAACCATTCTAGTCGATTACAATCCTGTGCTTCATCAATCATTAGTACAATGTTATGATCAAATTTAATGTTGGGATCTAAGCCTTTATATTTAACGTCTTCCCAGTCCATTTTTAGATGGTTCTTCTTATAATTTTCATAACTTTCAGCAACTTGAATTATAAATTTTCTACTGATGTCTGTTCGTTTTCCTGAATCATAATATTTTAAAATATTTTCAACACCATCTCCAATAGTGATTCTACCCATGTTAATAATTTTCATTGCAGCATAAAAATTTCCTTTCTTATCCTCATTTATTTCTGTATTTTTTTTCACTTGGTAAAATTCTGCTAGGTAGTTGTTAGGATAACAAATATCTTTGTCCTCTCTTATTTTATTCATTAAATAAGAATCAATGGTTCTCACACTATGGTGTAATTCCTTATCACTAAATTTATTATTATTTCTTCGTTGAATTCTCTTTTTAATTTCTCTTGCAGCTACTCTGGTAAAAGAAACAGTTAAAGTTTGATCAAAAGAACAATTCTTATTTAAATGTTCTTGTAACCGTTCTACTAAAGTATGGGTTTTACCTGTGCCAGGAGCACCAAATATTTTTTCTATATATGCCATTAGTATGGTATTTCTGGTCCTTTCATGTCTTTTGTGTCTAGTTCTTCTGGTTCTTCAAAATATTCTTTTTTTATAAAAAAGCAGCGTTTATTTTCTTTTCTTTCTTCTCCTCCCAGTTCATTTTTTTTAAAGACTTCTTTAATAAAAGAATAAGTTTGATTGGAAGACATGTTCCATTCTTTCTGAGTATCTAAATGTGTTTTAAACCAGTCAATCTGAAACCAGACAGTTTCATTTTTATCTATAAAAGGAGATTTATCTTGATAAGCAGTTTTCCATTCTCCATTCTCATTTTCTTCTACGTTAATCATATCCAGGCACCATTTACTCAAAAATCCTCTAAGTTTACCTCTGTTAGTGGTTTCAGGATCGGCAGGAATAATATTTATATTAGTTTGAAGTTTATTAAGAAGAGTTTCCCAATCTTTTTGTTTTAAAAGTTGAGGAGTCTTTCCCGTTTGCTCTGTTGCTTCAATTTGCCAAAGACGTTGAGTCGCTAATTCTCGTGATGATAAAACTACGGTTTTTCCTTCGTAAGTTAAAAACCAGACTTTAGGGTTAGAAACCATTACAGAAAGCTTGCTCACATTATTGTCTGGAACGTTTCCTTCTCCTACACCGTGTTTTTGAAGTCGACATTTCTGTGAATTACAAAAAGGTTTAAGCGGAGGACGCTTACATCCATAAAAATAATCTTTTTTGGTTAAAGAATTCTGAATATTTAAAACTTCTTGTGGCCCTAGAGAACCACCTTGTAAATTTTTGAACCAGTGGGCATTGTATTCTTCTAATTTTTTTTTCCATTCGTCAGGGAATCGTTTTTTAAGGTAAACGCCAATTTCCTGTAAAGTATTGTTTCGCTGGCCCTCGACAAATCCAAAAGTTGCCATTTGTTTTAAACACATTGGTCCGTCTTTAAACCAATCATCTTCTAGAGGAATATTAAAGTTTTCTAATTCTTCTTCGGTTAAAGCATATTTTTCATGCAATTCAAAGAATTGTTCTAAAGTTGCTTCTGTGCCATCATCATTAATGGCGGATCTCCATTTTGTTTTGTCAAAATTCTGGTGATGATAATAAGGAATATTTAACCAATTTCCTATTTCACCTTTTTCTAATATTTTAGGTTCAGTTTGAATGGGATAAATTCTATCTTGATTAGCTTGTCCTAAGGTTTGGGCAATTTCTGTAATTTTTGTTTGCATTAATTTAGCAGAAACCCATTCTTTAGAAAATAAAAAAGCATGAGCCCCTTTACTTTTGGATTTGCATATTACAAGTGGAAGTTTTCTGTCGCGAATTTTTTTATTAAGAGATATAAAATCAACTGGATATTCATCATAATCTATGCATCCCCATTTACATTTATGATCTTCTCTTACAGGAGCTATACCAATACTATCAATAGTGGGAAAAAACTCTTCTCCATTTTGTTTTATAATTTTTGCTTTAAATTGAATTCCATTTAAGTGATTTTTCCAAATTTGATCAGTGAGAGGGTCCCGTGAAGTATAGCTTTTTCCTGCTTGTTTACGTTCGGTAGAATTTTTGAAGTAGAAGACACCAAATCCACCATTAAAACCTTCAAATATATTTTTCAATCTTTCTATCATAATTTTGTCTTGGGCGTTTCCACTCTCGCTTCCACGCCCAATCCTAGGAATCTAGCTTA